AACCTTAGAAAAAATGTTCTGGGATTACATCGAAGAAAATGAATATATATACGTAGAAGCAACTGACATGATCCTAAATAATTTAGGAGTACAAATGTTCAATACATTAGACAATCCTTTAATTAAAGGACCACTAGAAAATTCGCCAACCTTTAGGAAGAAATATGTCTACTAATTACAAAATTACGAATATTATTCCATTCGTAACTAATACAGAGTATCATACAAATGTAGTTTCAAAAATTGTTTATACTTATACAGCGCAAAAAAATGATGCTGAAGTATCTGCAACTAGAGAAATTGTAATGGATATTTCTCCTGAAATCCGTGGATTTATAGAATTTGAAAATCTTTCGGAAGAAGATATTCATAAAATCATTGAGGGTCATGTTTTCGATATTTCTCTTAAAAAATTCTTAGACGAAGAATTTGATAAGATTGCATCACAACCAGAGCAAGCAGCATTCTCATTTCAACTTTCTACAGAACCATCAGCAGAAACTGTCTTAGATAAAGCTCCAGATTATGTTTTATCTCAAAAAGAAACTGAATGTATTGAAATTTTTAATGCTTTGAGACCCATTTGTACAAAACCAATTGATAGTACTTTTGTAATGAGTGTACATGCTCAAATGAAAAAGAATGGTAGCACACTTGAAGAAATTAAAAATTTTATTGTTGAGCATAAAGACAATATTCCAGAACCAGGATTATATCTTTCTATCTCTAGAGGAAATGATGCTCACAATCTAATCGGTGCTATTGAAGATGTTCCTGCAGATGTCTTACTGGTAAATCCAGATCCTGATGCTGAAAATTATTATAAAGTATGATTGTTCAATTAGATTATATATCATGTCCCATACTAGTATCTAAATTTAAAGAGCATGAATTAATTAAGGATAAATTATTATCATCAATTAATTCTCAAAATTTTTCATCTGTAAACTATTCTAATTCATATATTACTAGATCTGACTGGAATGAAGCAAAGCATTCCCGCAGTGAATATATGAATATTCTTTTTCCTTCATTGGGATACCACATGGAAGAAGTTTATTCTTATTATGGATATAAAAGAATAAACATTCACAACTGCTGGTTTCAGCAGTATACTAAAGGCAGTGGACATATGTGGCACATCCATATGGATTGTCAATGGACAAATGTTTATTATCTTGAAATGCCAGAGGATGCTCCATTCTTAGAAGTAAAAGATCCTCTAAAAAATAAAATATCTCAAGTAAAAGTCAAGGAAGGTGATATTATTTCTTTTCCTAGTTTTGTTATGCACCGATCTCCAGAGATTACGTGCGACACTAGAAAAACTATAATATCATTTAACTCATGTGGAGATATAGACTAAATAAAGTATACTTCATTAATATCGATAATCATGGACATTGAAACTCTTAGAAAAAATTTTAATGATCAACTTGCAACTGCTGAAAAGCAGATCAATGATCTAAGAGAAAATCTTAAAAAAGCAGAAGAGTATAAAACTAAATTGCTTGGTGGATTAGAAACTCTAGAACTACTAGAAGGTCAATCAGAAGAAGCAGAAGAACTGCCTACTGAATGACTTAAATCCCTACTTCATAAATAGAAGTAGGGATTTTTTGTATCTAATTAAATGGCGCAGCCATCAACTAGACAGGGGTTAATTGACTTTTGTAAACGTCAATTAGGTGCTCCAGTATTACAGATTAATATAGATGATAGTCAGATAGATGACATCATTGATACTGCTATTCAATTTTATCAGGAATGGCATTACGATGGTGTAGAAACCATGTATCTAAAACATGAGATTACAGCAGATGATGTAACAAGATTTAATTCATCTGATGAAACTACAAATACAGCAGCACCAGATGCTGCTGTTTGGACAAATAGAAATAACTTTATTGAAGTTCCTGATCATGTCATTGGTATTACAAAAGTATTTGGTGTTTCTTCTAACTGGGTAAGAAACGATTTATTTGGATTAAGCAACCAATATTTCTTAATGGATATTTTTGGTTTTTCTTCTGGATTTACTTTTGGTAATTTTGATATGAGTAATTATTATATGATCCGCCAATATTTTGAAACCTTAGATATGGTTGTTAATACTGGTGCTTTAGTACAATTTAGATTTAACAAGCGTCAAGATCGTTTATATATTGACGTAGATAAATCAAGAATGGTAGAAGGACATTATTTACTTATTGAATGCCATCGTGCTCTTGATCCTGGATCTTGGTCTCAAGTATACAACGATGGTTTCTTAAAGCGTTATGCAACATCACTAATGAAAAAACAGTGGGGTATGAATTTAACGAAGTTTAATAATGTTCAATTGCCTGGCGGTATTACTTTAAATGGTAGACAGATTTATGAAGATGCTCTAGCAGAATTGGAGCAGTTAGAAAATGATATGCCTACAAAATATACTCTTCCACCAATCGACATGATCGGATAAGATGCCTACTAGTCCTCATTTTCCCACTTATTATAGCGGATATTCTGGAGAACAAAATCTCTATCAAGATCTAGCGGACGAACAAATTAAGTTGTTCGGATCTGATATTTACTATCTTCCTAGAACTATTTTGAAAGAAAATACTTTAGATGATATCATTTATTCAAAGTATCAATCACAATTTCAAATAGAAATGCTTTTAGAAAATGTGACTGGGTTTGGAGATACATCAGAATTTATTAGTAAATTTGGATTACGTTTGACTGATGAAGTTAAATTTAGAGTATCAACTCGTAGATGGGATCAATCTGTCACTCAATATTCTCCCGCTTTAAACGTTCCTGGAAGACCTAACGAGGGAGATCTATTATATTTTCCTCTCACTCAAGATTTATATGAAATAAAATTTGTAGAACGAGAAAGTCCTTTTTATCAATTTGGTAGAATTCAATTCTACACAATGACTGCAGAAATTTATGAACTCGGTGATGATGAAATAGATACTGGAGTTCCTACAATTGATGAGATTGAAACCCAATACTCTGCTGCCATCAAGCTGGTTATGGATCCTGGTGGTATTGGTAACTTCACAGTTGGTGAAGAGATTGTTGGTGATGAGTTCCTCGCAAGGGCAACATCAGCAATTACTGGTGGTGCTGTGAGTGGCACTACAATCAGCGATGGTGGAGCATTCTACAATCCAGCAATTCCTCCAGTCGTCACGTTCTCGGCACCTCCTGCGGGTGGTACACAAGCTACAGGAACTGCTGTAGTATCTGCGAATGGTATTGTAACTGGTATCACGCTAACCAATCCTGGAACTGGTTACGTCTCTGCTCCTACAGTTACGATTGACTACTCACCAAAAGATAACAGAGCAGAGGTCAAGTCTTGGAATCCTGCAACTCGTACTTTAGAGGTTATTAATAGAACTGGAATATTCACTACTGCCGAGACGATTACTGGTATTACATCTAGTGCGAAGTGGAGCCCATTTACTTTTGACACTCTAAATAATACTAACAGCAACTACGATCAAAACAGAGATATTGAAGATAATGCTGATGATATTCTAGATTGGACTGAAAGAAATCCATTTGGTGAATATGGAAATTACACAGGTAGCATCTAATGTTAAGATCACATTTTTATCACGAGATATTAAGAAAAAATATTATTGCATTTGGAACTCTATTCAATAATATAGAACTGCAAAAAAGAAATCCGCAGACTGGGGATATTATTGAAACTGAAAAAGTTCCTCTAGCTTATGGACCCAGACAAAAGTTTTTAACTAGATTGGAACAAAATCCAAATGCTGGGGCTGGTAAAAACATTGCTATTCAATTACCACGATTATATTTTGAAATGACAGGTGTTTCATATGACGGCGCAAGAAAAACAAGTCCTATTCAAAAATATAAAAAAATTATTGAAAATAATGGAACAGAATTGAGAGTGCAATATGTACCTGTTCCATACAATATTGATTTTGAATTAGGCATTATTGCTAAAAATCAAGATGATGGATTGCAAATTCTTGAACAGATTTTACCATATTTTCAACCATCATTTAATATAACTCTTAACATGATACCTGATATGGATGAAAAGAAAGATATTGCTATTGTTTTAAATAACATCAATTATGAAGATGATTGGGATGAAAGTTTTCTTAATAGAAGAAGTATTATTTGGTCTCTTAGCTTCACAGCAAAATCATACGTTTATGGACCATTTAATCAAGCAGATGTTATCAAGAAAGCAATTATTCATGAAACTGTTGGCGATCTAAATGTTTCGAGAAGAAATGCTACATATCAGTATACACCAAAAGCACTTACGGATCAAGATGGTGATGGTGATGTAGATGCAGCAGATACAAATCTATTGACTGGTGAAGATGATTTTGGATTTAATGAAGGTATAGAATTCTATTAATTATGAGCTTAGAAGAAAACATGAAAGAAATATTAAATATTGATATTGAACTTGTCGAGCAAGAAAAACCTGCTCTAATAAAGCATGGTGATAAGGATGACCGCACAGAAGATTATGAATATACCAGAGGGGAGTTATACAACCTCATCAGCAAGGGTCAGGAGGCGGTACAAGGCGCCTTGGAGGTCGCACAGGAGAGCGGACACCCTAGAGCGTATGAAGTCGCTGTGAACGCCATGAAGCAGGTAGCAGACATGACTGACAAACTTGTAGATCTACAGAAGAAGATGAAGGATCTAGATGCTGAAAGTAAGAAGGTCACCAACGT